GTTCTCGTCCATATCAGCCACGGTTGACCTCGCGAAGTTGGTTGATGATCCGGTCTACGGCAGAGGGATCGTATTTGACAGCGCCGCCAGCCGCAAACTCATTTTTGCCAGCATACTTCTGGTCAAGCTCCTCAATTGAGCCAGCCTCGGCAGGGGCAGACTGCGCAGCCAAAACGCTGGCACCGATCGGCAGAACAAGAGGCGCACGGTTCATAATGAAATCGCGCAGCATCTCCTCGCGCGTCAGGCCACGCTCTCCGGCGCGCTTGTCCAAAGTTCGACGGAACAGCTCCATCGCCGTGCCTTGGCTTTCGTCGGCGAGGCCCGTGATGTCGCCCGCACCCATCCACAGGTTGGCTTGGAATTGGGCAGGCGTCATGTCGTATTTGGTCGCCAAGCGCTGAGCCATCTCTTCCAAGGCCGCGTACTCTGTCGCGCTCGGGGTGTCAGACCACGCTGTCGGAAGACCCTGCAGAGGGCTCGCGTCGGTGATGACGCCGTCCTTGGCAGCCTTGGCGAGGTTAATTTGCACCGTCGGCTTGCCTTTGACATCCCGCGTCAGAATGTACGGCTCAATCGCATCACCGTAGGCCTTACGCAATGTGTCCAGCATCTCGACGCTGCCGCCAGCCTGCTCCGACAAGAAGTCCGGGCTGCCGTCGGCCATCGCCAGCATCCGCATGAAGTGCTTGTCGGCGGCGATGTTTTTGGTGTCACCCAACAGGCTGTTGGCGAAACCCTTAACCTTTGGGTTGGCCTGCAGCCACTTGGTCAGCTCGGCGCCCTTCAACCCCTCTGGCGTGATGCGGACCCACTGCCCCTCCAACTGATTGAGCACGTTTGCCGCGTGATTGCCCTGCATGACGTGGCCGTAATTGTACGAGCCGGGCCCCTTTTCGGGCGGCATGTTAGGCACCTCAATCCCCAGCTTGCGGGCAGCGGCGGCTGGCGTAATGCCGCCACCCTTGACGACCTCTGCCACCCTCAATCTGTCTGCGGGTGCCAGCGCATTGTAAAAGGATGCGTTGCGAAGGTTGTCTGGCACGGCAGACCCAGTCGACGTTGCGCCGATGAGGTCAACGAACTCGCGCCAGCGCTTGTCGCCCTCGTCTTTGCCCAAGGTTCCGACGAACCAGTCGCGCATCTCTTCGGTGTTGTACCAGTCGCTGCCCTTCAGCCGCACGCCACGCTCAATGTAGTTGTCAAACATGGCGTTGATCGGGTTTTCCGGGTCATCCGTCGCCGCAATCAGGCGACGCATGCGCTCAGGCACCTTCTTCGGCGTGTACCGGGTGAAGGAACCGCCAGAGCGATCTGGGGCCGCACCGCGATAACGAGGGTCACTGCCGGGCGGCAGGTTGACCGATCCGATAGGATTAGTTGCCATTGAGGGGCCGCCATTGTCGCCGATGCCGCGACCGCTGTCGAACGGGGCGCGCGGCACCTTAACGCCGCCATACTCATCGACGGCATACTTGCGAGCCATGTCGGCCACAGCCTCGCTGGTCGGAGAAGCCCCGAGCAGGCTTTCCATCAGAGCCGTGGCAGCTGGTGCGCCCACACGCTTGGCAACGGCTGCGGGCCCAGCAACACCAGCGACGCCCGAGAGCATGTTGCCCAAAGCTTCCAAGCGCTCGTAACCGCTTGCGTCAGGTGCCATCATATCGCGGCCCGCACGCATTGAGCCACCGATCGCTTCAACCGGGTTGAGATACTGATTGAGCAGCGCCAGACGCTCACCAACGCCGCCGATGTTCAGCAGGCTCGGCTCTTGCGACTCCGTCCGAACACGCGGCACGTTGCCTCGTGCTGCCATATCCTCGTCGTATAATGCCTGCATTTGAGCGGCCATCTGGCGCGCCATGTAGGCTTCCTCGTCTTCGTCCTTCTCAACAACGCCGCCCCGATCATACTTCTGGGTCAACTCAGCAAGGCCGCCCTTGGCGAAGCCCTGAGCCATGTTGAGGATGTCGTAGCCCTCGCTGATGCGGTCAAAGCCGCTGCCCCGATACTTCGGGTCATCAATACGCCAGCGGATGAAGTTCTTGCCCAAGATGTCGTGCGCCGTCTCGGGGTCGATCTCTGGATTGCTCAGGAACGTCTCGCGGGTTCTGGCGTAGCTGGGGTCGTTCTCCATCTCCCAGCGCAGATACTCGGCCTGCGCGTTGAGGGCGTCCTGACCGGGAACGATGCGGCCCGCCGGATCGATCAGGCCGCGATCAGCCATGAACGACATCAGGCGATCAGCCCGATCACCCTGCCAGCTCAGCATGCCGACATTGGTGGCGCGGTTCGCGGCGTCGGTGTGCGTGCCGAAGAGATGCACCGGGTTGAAGACGTTCTCGCGGTTGATCTCAGCCGTCAGAGCTCGAGCCTGCGCGTCAGAGAACCCGGCAGCCTTGAAGGAATCAAACACCATCCGAGCCGACTTCGCTCGATCGGGATTGGCATTGCCTCCCGCCTCGGCGCGGGCAGAGTGCGGCCTCGGCTCGTCAGAGTAGGCTTCGTAAAGGTCTTCCAAGCTTCCGGCTGCACCGCTGCGGCCCAAAGCGCGCAGGGGATCGAACTCCTGCGTGCCCGCATCTGCGGCCTTGCTTTGCAGCGTACGGATCAAATCTTGGAACGATTCAAGCAGCGAGAAGTCGGGCTTCTTGATGCCCTCGTACTTCTCGTCGAGTTCCTCAAGCCCCACAGCACCCCCCGTCTTCCACTTGACCTTGTTCGCCCAGTAAGCCGGGCTCGACTTGCCCTTGGCGATGTTCTTCGCGTGGCGAGCCTTGAACGAGGCGCGCTTCTGCTTCATGCGATCCGACTCGCCCTCCTTGGGCTTGCCTGCCGTGTTGGCACCCTGCTCCCCGAAGCGGATGATCTTTTCCTTGCCGTCAACGCGCGTCTTGACCACGTGAGACTTGGTCGGGTGGTCGGGCGTGCGGCGCGGCTTGTCGAGCGGCAGGCTGTCTTTGTCGATCATTTCTTCCTCGCGGCCCGCATGTTGTCGACGAGGTTTGGATAGGGGCGGCCCGCAGCCTCGGCCATGCGCTTGGCGCTGTCTTTCTTCTTGTCCGAGAGGGGCTTGCTCTCACCGAGACCCTTAGGCCGCTTCTTGTCCCAGACTGGCTTTTCTTTAGACGGCATAAGGGTTTCCCTTCTCGCGCTTGTATTGCTTGGGCTCGTCACGGTCACGAGCTTGCGGCAGTTCGAACCATCCGTCGTTCTTCAGGTAGATGATCGCCTGAGTGAACGTGTCCACGTAGTCATCATGGTCGGCCACCGGGAATTTGCTGAGCTGCTTCATGAAGGGCTGCGCCCAACTCACAGCGTGCCCACGGTTTTTCCCGCTCTCCGGCACCCACAACAACCCCAGCTCCAAGGTCGGCGCGGCTTGATGCGCGCGGCTGACCTTGTCCGCCATGCCCGGATTATACCCGACCGCAGGCACTTTCGCTAGGCGCAAATCTTGCAGCAGGGACTGCCCGCTGGCCTTGGCTTCGACGAGGATGCGATCGGGCTTGCGTGCGCGCCTGATGCCGTCCTTGACGGTCGTGCCGCCGTACTCTGTGCCCCAGTCCTTGATCGCCCGGTTGCGCAGGTCAGGGTAAGACAGATGCTCATCCCACGCATCAATAAGCATGGCGTTGCGCTCGTTGTTGTGCGTGAAGATCGCCCAGACCGAGCAGGCCGTGGGGTCGCCCGATGTCTTCTCGGTGAAGGCGCAGTCGTAGGACTGCAGGATGTATTCGAACTGCGGCAGCCCCTTGTCGGCTGGCCAGAGCTGGAAGCAGTCCGTCTTCAGGATGCCGCCGCCGCTCGGGGTCGGGTCTTGCTGCAACTGGCCAGCCGTCCCGTACTCGCCAAGCAACTGCTTGAGGGTGGTGATCTCTTTCTCGCCGAAGCGCTCCGGGCATATCAGCTCGCCGATCTTCTTGCGTGGATCGTACGGACCGAGAACCGTCTTGCGAGACGCGCCATCCCACTCAGCCGGGATGCAGATGTGTTCCCAACCGCCGATGTCTTCGAGGATGTGGCCGCTGATGTCTTTCTCATGCAGGCGCTGCATGACAGTGACCATGGCGTCGGTCTTCGGGTTGTTCAATCGGGTCGACCACACCTGATCGAACCACTCCAGCGCCGACTCTCGCATGGCCTCTGATTGGGCATCCTGTGCGCCGTGCGGGTCGTCGAGGATCAGGCGCGAGCCACCTTCACCCGTTGCCGTGCCGCCGACCGAGGTGGCGATGCGGTAGCCGGTCTGATCGTTCTCGAAGCGCTGCTTGGCGTTCTGGTCGCCTGCCAGCCTAAACATGTGGCCCCAGCGTTCCTGATACCACGGCGACTGCACGAGGCGCCGGGCCTTCAAGTTGTCGCGGATCGACAGGTTGCCCGAGTAGGACGCGCAGAGGAACTTCTGTGCCGGATCGGTGAGCCACTCCCACATGGGCCACATGACGCTGACGATCGTCGACTTGGAGTGACGGGGCGGGATGTTGACCAGCAGGCGGTGGATTTCGCCTGCGCTGACAGCCTCAAGATGCTCGCAGATCGCCTCGATGTGCCACGAGGGAATGAACGGGACGCCGGGCTCAACCACATGCCACGCTTGGCGAACGAACTCGTAAAGCGATGCTGACGCCGCCCTGCGCTCCTGCTCCTTGCGGATGAGGTCCAGCATGACCTCGGGGCTGAGCTGGGCGTTCATTGCTCTTTGGGTTGGGCCTGAGCTTTAGCCATGAGTTTGGCCATAGCCGCAAGTTCGGTGTCGGACAGGTTCTTGAGGTTCAAGGCCTGCGGCGTCATGGAGCCGTCGGAGGAGGTGAGGTCAACGTCCTGCTTCTCGCGCCAATCGTTCGGGAAGCGGTTTTTCATGTTGAAGATGTAGCTGGTCGCGTTGAAGCCGGGAACTGAGCCGAAGGTTGCCAGCTTGCCCTGACGCTCCCACCAGACCTGCGCGCGCTGCAGTCCGCGCTTTACGGCGCTGAAAAATTCAGGATGTTCGTCCATCCAGTTTGTAATTGTTGCCCTGTCAACATCACATGCTTCGGCCATTCCTGCGAGGGTTTCACCTTCTTCGCCTGCGGCTATGACGATGTCGCACATCGAGGGGTCGTATTTCGTAGGCCGTCCGGCTGGCATGCTTCCCTCGCTCTGTCGTTCACGGTGCGGATTGGTTGGCGGGCATTATACGCTCAGTGCTGACGAAAAGGAAGCCCGGCTGATTATCGCTTCACGGCGATGTATTCGAAGAGACCGAAGCCTGCCCGCCTGCAGAAGAGCAGGCACAGCTTTTCGCTTTCCGCTTTAGCAGCCGCGTAGCGATGCAGGCCGCCGCAGCACTGTCCGACATGGTAAACGATGCGGTCGCCCTTCTGCGCCTCGCCCAGCGCGCGGTAGAGGGCATCCTGCTTGGTGTCGCCGGTGATGTAGATCGTGTTGCTCATGCCCCACTCCTTGTGTAGCAATGTATCACAAAGATAGCATCGCCCGCTACATTGTAAGTCTTTTGCCTGTAAGGCTTTTTCTTCTTATATAGCAAAGTAGAATAATAATAAGATAGATAATATATCCCCATATACCCCACATACGGGCCTCTCTGGTGGTGACAATATGTCTTATGTGGACAATTTCTGCTACTTAGCAACATAAGACTATTTCCCTTTTGTTTTCAGTGACTTACAAAGTATCACGCGGTCTATATAGCGTGATACTTTGCTACATAAGCCAATCACACCACGAACCACAGGTCTGGAACCTTTCCTGCCCGCTTTCGCTTGCCGTCTTCGCGGCGGATCATTCCTGCGCTCACCATCTTGTTCAGGATCGGCTCAAGCGCCTCTGGTTTTAGGTGCATTCGGTTTGCCAGCACCTTGGTCGATGCGCCCTTGTCTGGGTCGATGTAGTTGATGACGCGGGCGGCGATGGCTTCCTCTGGGCGGTCCTTGGAGTTGTCGTTGGCGAAGACCAGTTTGATCTTGGCGTCGAGTTCGGCGCGGACATAGGCGAAGGCCCAGCGCACATGCTCGGCGGTTCTCTGGGCTGTTGGTATGGCCAGAATGAAGCTGATCTTAGCGACCAATTCATAGGCGCGCCGGATCATGGCGACGGATGCCTCGCCGGTGTTCTCGCCCATCTCCTCAGCGTAGGCGTGCAGCCACTTGGACACCTTGCGGAGCATATCGCTGGCATCATCGTCGGTTTTAACGGGTTCGCGGTCGCCAGAATATTCCACCCGCCCACCGCTGTTCATCACGTCAAAGTTACCGCCGTGGAAAATCTGCGCCAGCCTCATGGCAAGGTTTTCTGGCATCGGGCGCTTGCGAAAGTTCTCTCGTTCTTCTGGGTTGTTATCTGTTTCGGCCACAATAATCGCGCGGCCCACGAAGCCCTGCGTTGCCGTTTCACCGTCCATGATTTGATCGAAGGTGCCGGGCGTTGTGAAGCCGACCACGGAGAGGAACGGGCGATCAAGGCCTTCGTCCACCATCTTTAGCATACGCTGAGCGCGGGCGATTAGATCATCGCGGCCATCATCTTCAGCCTTGGCCAGCATCCCGCCGAACATCTTGCGAAGGTCGCGCTTGGTGTCGCCCTGCAAAAGCATTCGGCTGTTGGCTTTGGAATAGCCCGACATGATCGCACCGAACACACTCTCAAGGTAGGCAGCACCGCCCCGCTTCTGGGCATTGCGAACCTTGATGAGAAAAATGCCGATCTCATCGATGATGTAATAAGCCGACTGGTGTTCGATCAAGTTCCGCATGATCTCTTGCTCGGACTTGATGCCGCCTTGCAGCGCGTAATGCACGCCCGCCGCAATGTGCAGATCGGTCAGGGCCTGCATAACAGCTTCTTTCCCGGTGGCGCTGGCGGCCACGCAAAAGGCCAGCATGTTGGCTGTGACGCCATCGCGCAGGTCTTCGTGGCGAAGGCCGCCGATGTTGCCAATGGCAGAAATAGCAGATGCCACGGCCAAGCGACGGCGAGGATAGCGGCACTGACTGTCGATCCACGCGGCCACATCACCAACAAAGCCGGGCGGGGTGAGAAGGTCTAGGCCGTCAAGGGGAAAGGGTGGCGGGAAACGGTCGTTGCTTTCCGGGGCCTCTGGCGCGGGCGGTGCGAAATCTTCGGCGCTAAACTCGTCCTGTGAATAGGCTTGCGCGGCTTGAGGTGCCTGCCCGAACTTGGCGCCGTTATAGCCAGCCTCAAAGTCTGCGAAATCGTCGGCACTCATTTTTTACCTTCCATTTGATCTGCGGCCCACTTTACAAAGGCCGATTGTTCACTGGGCGACATGCGCCTCCAAAGCGCGCCGACAAGACGCTTGATCTGCCGCGATGCAAACAGCGCATGACCACCGCTCATGCCGCCAAGCCTGTCGACGGCGGCAAGCGCATAGCATTCAAGCTCGGATGGGTTCGCAGTCTCGGCCCAGAACCTTGCGTCATCGCGGGCAGTGCCGTCAATAAGCGGCAGAAGTGGCAAGCCAGCCGCGCGGACGTTCAGCCAATCGTAGGCGGCCCATGCAACAGCCTCGGGGTCTTGCTCTGCCAACGTGTCAAGATAGACAACCGCCTGCGAAACGATGTGCGCCGGGCGCGCAGGCCGAACAGGCGCAGGGAAATCAGGATCGTGGGTCATGCGTCACGTGGCGAAAGATAATCCGACAAAGCCTCAATCGTTTTGAGCGTCGGGTTGGTGTTCTTACCGTCTCGAATGGCAGCCAAAGTGTTGCGGTGAACGCCCGTGGCGCGTGACACAACATCTAGCCGTCGGTCAGAAAGTAAGCGCTTTATATGGTCGAGTGTCAGCAATTTGATCTCCCCTTGTTTGTGCATCATGCCCTATTGACATGCCATGATGCAGCGTGCATTGTCAATATGCGGGATTTGGAGCGTGACCCGCCACGCACGGCACAAGGTGCCAAACATGAAAGGAACGATCCATGTCAATCATGGAGTTAGCACGCAAGCCGGTTGACCGGCCTGTCATCGTGACAGTTTGCGGCGATGCTGGGCGGGGCAAGACAAGCCTCGCGGCGGCATTCCCCAAGCCGATCTTCATCCGCGCAGAAGATGGGATGCAAGCTATCCCAGCCGACAAGCGCCCAGATGCGTTTCCGCTTCTGCAAAACGCCGCGCAGCTTTGGGAGCAAATCACAGCCGTGATCCACGAGCCGCACGATTACCAGACGCTGGTGATCGACAGCGTGACGGCGCTGGAGCGGCTGTTTGTGGCCGATGTTCTGGCGCAAGACCCGAAGGCCAAGAGCATCAACCAAGCCCTCGGCGGCTACGGCGCCGGCACGGCTGCGGTGTCTGCAATGCACCAGCGCGTCCGCAAAGGTGCTGGGCTGGCAAACGAAAAGCGCGGGATGCACGTTGTGTTTGTCGCGCACGCCGATGTCGAAACGCTGAAGCTGCCCGACGTTGACGATTACATGCGCTGGACCCTGCGCCTGCCGCCGAAATCGCAGCCGCCTTACACCGACGACGTTGATGTTGTCGGGTTCCTGCGCCTTGTGACCTACACCAAGGGCGAGGACGGCGACCGCAAGAAGGCCATTAGCACGGGCGATCTGGAAATGGTCTGCCATGCCACGGCGGCCAACGTGTCCAAGAACCGCTACGGCATCACCGAGCCTTTGGATTACCACCTCGGGGAAAACCCGCTGGCAAAAGTCATCCCGTCGCTTGGCGGAGTAAAACTTAACACTGAAGAAGGAGCCGAATGATGGGCTTTTGGGATTTGAGCGACGGCGAAACAGCCGCAAACACTGGCACCGAATATGAGGTGCCGTCGGGCAACATGGACCCAATCCCGGCAGGGTCGTCGGTGCTGGCCATGATTGACGAATGCAAGTGGGAGATGAAGCCCACTGGCGAGGAGTTTATCTCGGCACGCTGGACTGTCCTTGCGCCTGAGGAATACAAGAACCGCAAGGTGTTCCACAAGCTGTGGGTCATGGACATGGACCCAAGTTCAAAGGACGAGGCGTCCGGCCTGAAAAAGCGCGACAAAGCCCGCAAGATGCTGGCAGCCATTGACGCCAACGCAGGCGGTAAGCTGACTGCAAAGCCGGGGCGCCCGACCAACGACGATCTGCTGCACCTGACCAACAAGCCGATGGTCGCTACTATGATGATCTGGTCAATGCCGGACACGCGAAACGGCGGTATGATGCATGGCAACTGGGTGTCAGCGGTGGCATCCAAAGCGTCGAAGGACATTCACGTTGCCGAGGCCAAGCCACTGCCGACCAATAGTGCTCCTGCAGCAACTGGATCGCGTGATGACTTCGGCACTCAGCGAGGTGGCGGTTATGCCAAGCCCGGACTGGTTGACGATGAAATTCCGTTTGCTCCGGTCTGGTTGATCTAAGCCGGGACAAAGTTGCCAGCGCCACGAAGGTGGGAGTGGCCGATTACCCTGAGCATTCAGAGGCGCGGCGCTGGCAACACCATCAAAACACACAGGAGCCAAAATTGGAACAGCGGACAGAAGAATGGCACGCAGCACGTAGAGGCCGTATCACAGCATCGTCTGTGGGGGCGATCTTGGGCCATGCACCCTATGCCACGCGCGACGACGTGATGCGCCGCATGGTGCGGGAATGGGTCGGGGCAGAGCCAGAGTTTGAAGGCAACATCGCCACCGAATACGGCACGCGCAATGAGGCTGGGGCGCTGGCTGAATACATCATGGAAACGGGCAACGCCGTTGAGGCTGTCGGCTTTATTACGCGCGAGGACTGGGCCGGATGCAGTCCAGATGGGCTGATTGGCGACGGTGGTGGTCTGGAAATCAAATGCCCGTTTGGCATGCGGAAAGATGAAGCACCGGCGTTTAAGTCGCTGGCAGATCAGCCGCACTATTACGACCAGATACAGTTTTCTATGTGGGTCACGGATCGGTCGTGGTGGAGTTTCTATCAATGGTCGCCTCGCGATACGGCGATGGAAACTGTTGCTTGTGATGGCGATTGGGTGGACGAAAACCTGCCCAAGCTGCGACAGTTTTATGCGGAGTATTTGGCTGAGCGGGAAAATCCTGCGATCCACCTTGAGCCAAGGCGTCCCATTATCGACACTCCAGAAGCACATCGCATTGCTGCAGAATATGACCAGATCTGCGAAGCCATCGACCGGGCAGAAGAACGCAAAAAAGAATTGCTGGCAGACATGGTGCGGATCGCCGACAAAAAGGACGTGATCTTTGCCGGGCGCAGGCTGACCAAGATCGAAAAAGCAGGCGCGATTGCCTATGCCAAGGCTGTCAAAGCGCTGATCCCGAATGCCGATCTTGAACCGTATCGCGGCAAACCTTCAAGCTATTGGGTGGTCAAATGACACTCCGCCCATATCAGCAGGACGCGGCAGATGCGGCGCTGGAGTGGATGAAGCGCAGCGCGGCACCGTTCGTCATTGATGCGGCTACGGGCGCGGGAAAGTCACACATCATCGCCGAGATCGCCCGCGTGATCCACGGTATGACGGGAAAGCGCGTGCTATGCCTTGCGCCCAGTGCTGAGCTGGTGATGCAGAACCGCGAAAAGTTTCTGGCTACTGGAAACCGGGCCAGCACCTTCTCAGCCACCGCAGGCATGAAGGAATTGCGGCACCCTGTGGTGTTTGGCTCTCCGCTGACCGTCAAGAACAAGATCAGCCGCTTTCAAATGCAAGGGCCCAACGGTTATGCTTTGGTCATAATCGACGAGGCGCACGGCATCACGCCGACGGTGCGTGAGATCATCGCAGCGATGCGCGAAGGCAACCCAAACCTGCGCGTCTGTGGGCTGACGGCCACGCCTTACCGCCTTGGGTCTGGCTGGATTTTCCGCGAGCAGGACACCGGACGCATAAACGGTGAGGACACGGCGCGCGATCCATACTTTGCAAAGTGCGTCTACAAAATAGATGCACGCGCGCTGATCGGCATGGGATATCTGACGCCGCCGGTGATCGGTGCTATCAACGCCAGCGGCTACGATACAAGCGGGCTTGCGCTCAACAGCCGTGGCCAGTTTGATGCTGATGCAGTGGACAGGGCCTATCACGGCCACGGTCGCAAAACGGCGGCGATTGTGGGCGATGTTGTGGCTCAGGCGGCTAACCGCAAAGGCGTTATGTTCTTCGCTGCCACGGTGAAACACGCGCACGAAATCATGGCCAGCCTGCCGCCAGAGCTTTCACAGATCGTCACCGGGGGGACACCAAAGGCCCAGCGCGACAGCATCCTAAAGCGATTTAAGGCGCAGCAGATCAAATATCTGGTCAATGTCTCAGTGCTGACCACTGGCTTCGACGCCAGCCACGTCGATCTGATCGCCATCCTTCGCAAGACCGAAAGCATAGGTCTCCTGCAGCAGATTATTGGGCGCGGGCTGCGCTTGCATGAGGGCAAGACGGACTGCCTTGTGCTGGACTATACGACCAACCTTGAAGACCATTGCCCGGATGGCGATCTGTTCGCGCCGGTGGTTAAGGCTGGTAAGGCTGGCGGGGTGGGTGGTGGCATAACTTGCCTCTGCCCCTCTTGCTCATATGAGAACACGTTCACAGCCAATCCGCAGTATTTGGATTACCAGCACGACGAGGCGGGTTATGCACTTGATCTTGACGGTCAACAGGTGATGTCGGACTTCGGGCCGATCCCAGTGCATTATGGGCGGCGCTGCATGGGTCTAGAGCGGGTTGGGCGGCGTGGTGAGTATCAGCGCTGCGGCTATCGGTGGACATTCAAAGAGTGCCCGCATTGCGGTGGAGATAACGACATCGCAGCTCGATACTGCACATCCTGCAAGGGGGAGATCGTTGACCCCAATGAGAAACTGGTTGCAGACTTCAAGGCGCTGAAGCGTGACCCCACGAGATGGCAGACTGACCGCGTTGTCAGCATGTCGGCATTACCCAGCATCAGCCGCAGCGGCAACAAGACCCTGCGCGTCGAATGGGTAACGCCTTACAGACAATTCACGACTTGGGTGATGCCAGAGGCCAAGCACATCAGAGGGCAGTCTCAGTGGAACGCCTTTGACGGAGCAACGCAGGGCGGAACGGTTGCGCCAAGGACCGTGACATATCGCAAAGACGTTGAAAGCGGGTTTTTTGACATCCGCGCCTATAACCGCCCGGAGGACATAGAGCCGGAAGCGCCAAGCGTTGCGGAAATTGAGTGGGATCCATTTAGCGAGGCAGAACAACATGCGGCTCAATGATTTTCAGGACATCGCTAAGGATGGCGTGCTGACATTTGGTGATCTGGAGTTCCGTGGCAAATGCCCGACAGAGGAGCAAGAACAGATCACGTTCTTCGGTCGGTTGCGGCGCCTGCATCCGGAAACATGGGGACGGTTGGCGTTGCATCCGCGCAATGAGGGCCTGCGGACCGGCGGCCAGTTTGGTGCAGTATCAAAGCACAAGGCTGAAGGCATGACGCCGGGAGCCTCGGACATCATCATCCCGGCGCGGGTGGCCTTTGTTTGCGAATTGAAGCGCCGCGATCCGACGCTGGGAAAATGGCAAGACGGTCAGAAAGAGTATCTCGCGGCATCGGCCAAGACTGGCGCGTTTGCCTGCGTTGCGCTGGGCTGTGATGCAGCGTGGCAAGCGTTTGAAGTTTGGCTGGCGGCCAATGACTTATCGTAATTTTCGCCCATAAAAAACTTCCAGTTCTGAAAGCCTGCCATCAATGGCCGCCCTAGCATCGGCATCTAACCGAAGTTCTTTTCGCAGTTGCAGCATGTAACCTTTCAGCTCTTGAACACTAAAAATTGTCGCCACCTTTTCTGCGTGCGTTGGCTCTTGCCCGCGTGCCGCAACACGCAGGCAATGCCATTCTGCCTCAGTCCTGTCTGGCCTCAAAGAGCCTCGCCCCTCAACCCGACCAGCATCTTGGCCTGCATGTCTTTCTCCTTGTCAGCAATCTCACCGCCGCAAGCCAGATAGCCGCAGCCGTCGACCCAGTTGTCAGCGTTGGCCGGGTTCGACTTGGCGCGTGCCAGCTTCAACAGCGTCATCATGACGGCGACGTCGTGCGGCTTGATGTTCCGCCCAAGGTGGGCCGACCAGTAGGCAGCGATCAGACCGAAGTTGGCCTCGGCGTCGCCGTGCGCTTCCTGCCGATCCTTGGTGACGTACTCTTTGGCGGTGTCCAAAATTTCCGACCTGTTCATTTCCACGGCTCCCGGTCGCGCAGGCTTTCCAGCCCGGTGATCTGGGCGATGCGGTTGCGGTAGATCGCGCCCGGCACAATGCCGCCCTGCATCCAGCGTGACATGCTGGACTTCGCGACCGGGATTTGGTCGGCCAGCCAGCCGAGCTTGCGCCCGCCGTCTTTCGCCCATTGTCTGATTAAATCTTGCGCCTTCACGGCATCCTCCTGTGCTTCGGTTCGATCTGTCTATTTGTGAAATAATTTTGCGTCAAGCGCATTTTTCTGCTTGCATGAGGTGGGGCGGGCTGTATGGTGGTGACACGAACTAGCAAACAAGGAGACGACCAAATGGCTAAAGAATGGATCGCGTTTACGAGCGCCAACGAAATCATCATCGTGTGCGCGAAGGACAAGGCAACCGCCCGCGAGATTGCGACCAAGAGCCTCGGCCCCAAAGATCGCATCGTCGATATTGGTCGCCTCTGATTATCTGCCAACTAGCAAACAAGGAGACGATCATGGCAACTTGGAAACACTACGTCGAAAACGAAGCAGCCTACGAGGCTGCTATCGCGCGCAACATCAGCATCAACGCCCGTAAGACCCGCGCAGCCAAATGGCTGGCCACCGCCGACGGCGCGCGTGCCAATGCGTTCCTGTTCGAGCTGGACGAGTTCGAGCCGACGTATCGTGATGATGGCAACTTCGACGCCACTCACCCGGTCGTAAAGGCCAGCCTCGGTGAGTTCTACGGCAAGATGCGTTCGAGCGTGAACGAGTGGGGCGGCCTGACCGAAGGCCAGACTAAGGTCGTTCTGGCCATGATCGAGCGTGGCGAGGCCCGCGTGGCAGAGCGTGCTAAGGCTCGCGAAGAGGCGCGTCAGGCCGACGCCGACAAGTCGGGCTGGATCGGCGAGATCGGCCAGCGTCGCGTGTTCGACCTGACCATCCGCATGGTTTTCGAGATGTCGGGCATGTACGGCACCAGCTACCTGCACGTCATGCACGACGTCGACGGCAATGTGGTGGTCTACAAGGGCTCCAACCTGCTCGGCGAGAAGGGCAACGCGGTCTCGGTCAAAGCCACCATCAAAGACCACGACAGCCGCGACGGCGTGAAGCAAACCAAGATTTCACGCCCGGTCGCCGCATGACCGACTTAGAACTTGAACTCAGCAGGCTGGGCGTCATCGCCCGGCCAGCACCCCGCCCGCAGCCAGCGGCCTACGCGCCGCCCCAGTGGAAACCAACTTACCCCGGCGAAGAACCGCCCTTTTGATAGGAGACTAACAACATGCGTATCCGTGACATCGCCGCCGACCTGATCGGCGCCATCGCA